AAACTTCTCGGTTTATCCACATAAGTCCAAATGCAAAACAATATGTTTCGCAAAACCGATATGCTAGATGACACGCAAGATGAAAACGATAAGCAGATCAGAGGATTGCTTAGTCAACAAGGGGTGGATAGTGCAGTAGCACAGAGATTTATGGGCATTATACGAGCGGACAGCCAGACTAAAATGGGGAAAGAGGATGGAAATGAAGGTTTACTATCAAGGAGTCAGAGTGTTTGTTCGAGTATTGCAAGTGATAAATCAAGAACATCAGATGTACGGCGTACAAATACTTTTGAGAAATTTAACGAGAGTAGCGGAGATGAATGCTACGAGAAAGAAATGTTAGAATACGATGATGGACAATATCTGAACATGGAGCCAGAGAGTTTGTCACCGACGGAAACGAACGAAGAAAGGGAATTTTTTGCAACAAATAGAAGATCTGTTTCGGTAATCGTAGAGCAAAAGTCAGATACCACAAAAAATAATATTACGATGCAGCCACAACGCAAGCTTAGGGGCGTCGGACAGCCTTTAAGTCCGATTAGCGAGAGTACATCTTGTGAAGAAGTAAGTCCCATGACGCCTAACGGCACCAGGAAAGAAAATGAACAAGGTGGAAAAAACGCTATTGTAGATAATGTAAATAATTATGTAGATAAATCGGTTCGAAGACAGCACAGTGTTACATTGAATGCAAATCAAACTGCTATGTTGGATCATGCTGTGAATACTTTAAGTGATGAAGATATAAATCAATTAGCATTGAGAGCACCAAAGGATAGGCAGTCAGATAATCCTATGTTTGTATCATATGGCGATGCTAATATGCCAGATGTTAATAAGAGATCAATATTTTACACTATATTACCAGATAATTTCGACAAAGTAGCATTCGATAATGTTATGTATCCAGCATATAAAGAACTTTGGGATAGAGATCCTTTTTTGAGAAAGTGGGAGCTGGTTTTAGTTAAGTGTCTAAGGCGAGCAGTAGGAGATCATGGTTTATTCATGATGGATTATAATACTAGACGATTGAAGACCTGCTTAACAGAATTCAAAGATATAAAAGCAACATTTAATCCATCAGAGTTGATACAGTTCGTCAAAGATATTTATGAACTAACACTAATATCAATACCATATACGTTTTGGCCATTTCTTAGTATGATAATGAACCACGATTCTTCGATACAGATGATGGTTAAAAATTGGGTTAGAGTCGCAATACAAATGCCGAATTTTGCAGATTTGGTAAGATTACAATTAAGAGCCAACAAACAGCAAATAGAAGAGATATTAGTTACTAATTTGCTATTTTTAAATGTAAAAGACACGCAACATTATGTTAAGTTAATGAATGTCACAGATTCGTATTATGAATTATTAACAAAGCAAGTGCCTTGGACACTTAGCCATATTAGATCTCATAAGCGTAAAATTGTAATACGAATAGAGCCGAATTTATTACCTTTAGATTATTTCGTGGACATCAGCGGTAATGATGATATAGATTCACAAGAAAGATCTGTGTCTGACAATAAGGTGCAATTACTAGTTAAACAATATAGTAATCTAACATCAGATGATAAGAAACTTTTCGTTAGATTAATTAGTGATGATGGTTTCAACAATAATACCGAAAGTAGTTATGCAAATATCGTCAAAAATAATAATAATCAAAAGAAGGATATTATTGCAACTAAACCTGTTCAGACATCAATGATAATGCAGGATGATTCAAGAGTAATCCAGAAGTTTCAGAATGTGAATCCATTTAAGATCATGAGTGAAAGTTTGAAATTAACACCAGAAGCGGAAGATAAAAAGAAAAAAGAAGAAGAGAAATTTGCTAGAATAAGACGTAATACAGTTAGAATGAGAATAGGTTTTGCAGTATTTAAAGAGCGTAGAGATGATGTTCCGCAATCAGTCAATCCATACTACGGCGTGCCAACATCAGAGATTTTACCACACAGATTCAAGAATTTAGAACGAATTGTCGGAGATAATAAATTTAAGAAAGCTAACACTAAAGATGTTAGAGTATACTTAGTTGAGAATTGGTTAAAAAAGAAGGAAATGCATGGTAGCCATATAAAATTTAAGCATTTAGAAAGAAAAGATTGTGAGGCAGTTTTGACCTTAAAAGGTGATTGGTGGATAATGTTTGGTGATATGCTATTCTCATCGATAGGTAATTGTCCAATAACGGAAGATAACAGTAACAAATTAGCAAAATTATTGTATTGGATGCCTGATAACGTTAAACAAGAATTTGGCATAAAAATAAGATACATTCAAAAGAAAGAAGAAACCAGTAAAGTTAGTGCTCAAAATAACAAAAAAGAAACTGTTGCTGAACAACAAATTAAGATAAAATTATCTGATAGTAAGAGTGTTAAAATCAATAATGATTCAGATAAATTAATTAAAGATTTGAAGGAATGTGCAGAATTATACGAAGCTGGAACGTATAATAAAGAAAATTTTGCTAGGGCATTTGTCAATATAAACAGAGAATTATGTGCAAGTATTTTGAAATCGATAAAATCAGGCACATATAAGCCGAGTGATATGAGATTATATCCATTACATACGCCAGAAGGATATAAAGGACCAGAATTTAGAAACTTGCCTACTGAAGAAGAGTTTAATAAATATCTAACATTACCAGAGATTGCAAGGCAATTCATAACACCAAAAGCTTTCTGTATCATAAATGATCCTGCAGTTTGCGATAGTGATAAAGATAAGTTAACAACATTGTTTTTAGAGATTGAGAAATATCATAAAATATAATGACACAATTCAAAGAATTATTCGGTGATATGCTAGATCCAGTGTTTATCGAGGCAATAAGTTCGGTGAACATAAAACATGAAGATAAATTAATTACGATAATATTGTTATCGAAAATAACAGGTAAAGATTATTTAACAAAATCAGATATAAGTAAAAGAATTAATGAAGATACAAAAGAAATTAATAAGACATTTACAGGTGATAATAAGGAAAAAGAGAATAAAAAGATTAAAACATCAAAAGATGGTTTATCAATTATGGCACTTCCGACACCTGCTGAGATAAAAAATAGAGCATTAATGGGTTATTTACAACGAGTTACTAAGAAGGTCGATTCGATAGATAATTACATAGAGTGGGTAGATTATGTATTTGCAGGATTGAATAACAAATACAGGGAAGATGTAGCGAAGCAATGGTTTGCAAAAAACAAATCATTATTAAAAGATAACGAGGTGATTGACGGAAAGTTTTTAATAAACGAGATAAATTACTTAGATTATGCAAAAAATTATAGTATATTTAAGAATATTATAATAGAGTTCGAAATATTAGAAAATTAAACAATGTCAGAAACAAACACAGAATTACAAAACGTTATGCCAGGTGAAATGCTAGATAAAAATATAAATATGGGCGAATTAGTGGCTGGATTGCAAATCATACCAACTACTGAGAAACAAGATTATGAAGTCAAAGCAACATATCCCAAAATAGAACAAAATACGGAGTATGATGATATGGCGTTAACAGAAATATCTAATCGCGTTGACGATATGATAATGAAAGAGATAGTGTGGGCACATCAAAACTCGTCACACACATGGGCGATAAATAGAGGCATTATGCTTGATAAGATAAAGCAACACACTATGGAAATCAAAACAGGTGGTAGTGTGAACGATAATACATGGAGTACGACTGAGGTGTATCCGGTGTTACCAGAAAATACGATATATACGAATGGACCAACAAATACCACAGATGATACGCAATTAGCATATATAAGAGGACAATTGTATTGGAGCACAGCAGATACAGTTGCGTCATGGCAATTTTGGGATGTTGGATCATCATCGAATATAAATGATCACTCAATAGGTTTATGTGGTGAAGCGAATATCAGAAATTCCCAATACGATCTAAACCACATCGATTTATCAAATATGTTCAGAATGGCTAATGCAGGTTTAGCAGGCAATGCGAGCCACATGTTTATCAGAAGCTTCCAATATAACAATACATCACAATGGAAATTAAGCGTAGATAGCGTTTGGTTAAAATGGCATTTATATAACAACTGGTGGAATGCTATTACTTATACAGGAGGTACTGTGGAAAACTTGATGATAGTTGATCCAATTAGAAACCACAGAACGCTTCGACACGCAACAGCAACAGTAGATGAGATATATACAGCAATAACTATGCCAGATCAGGCGGTAATTAATTACAGAAGATTAGGTGCCGGATATGCTAGTTTTACGTGGTTTACAAACTGGTTAGTTTATGGTATAGGTCAGATAACGATGACAGCTGGAGGAGTACAGCATGTCTTTACGAAGTCAGATATAGGCAAAAGTTTATATCTGATACCAGTTAGCGATGTCAGCATGACGATGGAAGAAATATGTGGTTTGGTTTTCACACATACGCCATATCCAGCCATGCCGCCACCAAGTTCAGATCAATGTGTTGCATATACTTTTACAGGCAATATGATGACAGCGGGATATGTACCAATTGCATCTAAAGTCAGAGTACGTGATGATGCATCGTGGAAATTAGCAGGTGGCGTATATGCAGCAGCAGTCATATTTGTCCATCAACCAAATGTTACTCCAGTTACGACATTAGCAGGCATTCCGATTACAACCACAGGAGATGTTGATATTATATATAATATGGGGCAACAAATATGGAATAATTGGAATTATCTCTCAGATAGTTGGTCGACGGTTGCATCTCATCTATCAACATCATACAATCAAGGAAAATCTTTTAAAGATATGTTTGAGTTATCAGTAGCATTGTGTAACACACAGCCACTACCAAAAGTGCATGAAACCAATGGGGTCACAGCATTAGGTAATCAAAAGGAAGTGATGGGAACACCATGTATACCACCAGCAGGCGGAATTCCACCGCATAGGTACGATATGACAGCAGCATCTATATTTTATTCAGATATGCCAAACTTATTGGGTCTATTTCCGATAACAACAAGAGCAAATCAATTTCCAGATAGACCACATTTAAATATCAATAATTTTGACAATATATTAGCATTAGCATTAGCATTCGGTTTTTACGATTGGATGGAACCAGGATACAAAGCTATGTATAATTATCAGCCAACACAATTAGGTTTGGCAAATTTAGGTGTAGCAACTAAACTTGCATTGAGATTACAGTTAGCTATAGGGGAGATGCCTTATGGTGCATTATATAATCCATTAGTATTATCTACACAATTGCAAACTATAAGATCGGAGTTGGTAAACGGAGATATGAAAAGTGCGGATGGTTCAGTCAGGGCAAGATTAGTTAGTATGTACAATAACAGCTTTACATATAGGATAGTGCCAGATCAAGAATGTTTTACTTGGTATTATCTTAACCAAGCAGTTAGAGATATAGATGGGTGGCGATGGATACCATGGGTATGTGATATGTTTGAGTATATGAATCTTATGAAAGCAAATGAGATACAAACGAAGCCAATTAAGGTACAGGAAGAGTTAGGAGAAATATCAACATATGTGGAAGGGCAATACACGGCAATTATATTTAAAGACTGGCCTAAGATTACTGATTATAAAGAGTTTAACAAGGTTACAAAATGGTGGTGGAACAATACATTTGAAGATACATTTGCTGTTTCATTACGTAAGATTGCAAGTTATGATAGCCGCGAAGTGACATATTCAGTTACTACACAAACTATGCCGATTTTTAATAGTAGTAAAGCATCATACGTATTATACTTAGCCGGTAAGCAATATGGATTATTACCATATCCAACAGTTGCGCGTGCCATCGGCTATCCATTAGCATTACCACCATTTAGTCCGACTAGAGTGACAAGAGAAAGATTGGTGTGGAAGGGAGAACGTAATAATCCGACGTATTTATCGTCATCTTCAGCATCTTTAGCTACAGGTTTGGAATTAGTCGACCAACCAATAACAAGAACAGAATTAGATTTACTACAATACAAACGCAACGTGAAATGATAATATATTATGTAAAAAACAACGATATGTCAGATAAGTTTGTAGATTACTGCATAAGTAATTCGGTGAAATTTTTAGATTTGACAAAATTAAATAATATTGAGATAGAGAAATTATTAAGAGTTTTGAAAGATAAGAAAGATATAATTGATAAGATGACTATTCTCATATTAGATAATACATTGAGAGGTTTGAGTGATAAAGTTGGTATAATAAAAAGTGCATTAAAATACGATGACATTCAAGTTAAAAGATGGTTTATTAATGATACTATATACGATAAGCAAGATAGTCATAAACGCAGTTTAGAATTGGATACATTTGATATGATCGAGTGGCAGAAGGAATTGTTAGACGCTTATAAATCTACAGATATATCTGTCGAATCAGAAGGGAGGCATCGCCGGATCATGTACAAAGAAATTCAAACGATATATCAAGACAAGTCAGTGACTACTGAAGATAAGGACGAAATATTATCGAATCAAAGTATTGAAGAGAATAAAAATGATAAAAGATTCTGGTTAGCTAAGCACAATTACACAGTTAATGATTATGGATTAGGTGAGATTTGGAATGAAGCATTTAGTATGTATTTAAAATTAGCAAATAATACTAAATTAGAATACTTTCTTAATGAGGTATTATTCAATAAAGTAATAACGCAAAATCAGGTGGTAAAGATATGTAAATTGATTAGTGATCACGCAAAAAGATTCGGTTCGATTTTTGATGTTAGGTGGGATTTATATGTAAATTTAGATAGTTTATGGAAATTTGGAAGCTTTTACAACGATGAAGATGAAATATTAGATATAATAAAGTGGTTTAATCCGCCAGAAGTTAGAGAGTTTAAGAGTGATACATATTATAAATTGTTTTACAAAAATATGGATCAATATTTCATTAAGTATTTGCATTTTAAAGAAAAAGATTATTATTCATTTCAAGATTGGTTGAAATTAGGCAGATGGGGTACAAGCGGTGCAACAGATATGTCAACATTTGATTTTATGGTTAAAGGAGATAGTAAGAAATCTCAAAAAACTAAGAATGCTTCACTATTGTCCGAGCCAATCGAGGCTTTGTCAAAAATATTAGATGTAGAGCATCCTCAAGTCAATATTATAAGTGTAAAACCAGACGAGGCGCCAAATAAAACAAGACTCGTTGCGGGCTCAGATAATTATAATTATTTGCTAATGTCATATATTAGCGAGGTAGTTTTTGATAATTTCTTGCCAGACGTGTCGACATTATATAAAGAGAAAGGGCAGATGAGTAAATTTTGGCTAGAAATGATTGATTCAGTAAACAGGCCGACGTGGAAATTGCCACTAGACCAGAAGAACTTTGATCATCATATAACAAGAAGAATGTTAGATATATTTTTCAGAGTGTTAAAACGTCACACGAGAGACATATACGATTTTTCGAAGGCAGTTTCGATGCTAAAGAGAAACATATTGCACAATAAGGCTAGATGGATATATAAAGGTAAAAAAGTTAAGTGCTCAGGTAAGATAGAAGCAGGGATGCCATCGGGATGGAGATGGACAGCTGATTTAGATACATTGTTAAGTTATGTCGAAGAGAAGACAAATATAGATATATTGAAACAGATGGGTTATGACGTTTCAATATGGCAAGAGTGTTTTCAAGGTGACGATATAGAGACTGAAATCATTGCTAGAAAACAAGCAATATATTTGATAGCTATATATAGTTTAGTTGGTTTTGAGATCAATAAAGGTAAGTTTTTCTTAGATCAAACAAGAAATGAATTTCTACGTAGGGTGCAAGAGAGAGGAGTTGGCATGTACGGATATGCTGCACGCACTGTGCATGCTTTATTATGGAAAGCACCGGGAAAATTGATCAGAGAGAAAGCTTCGCCAACAGAGATACTAGATAGTTGGTTATTATTAAAAAGGAGGTTGAGATCAGGAACAGAAGGAATTTTGTTCGCAATGTTCACGAAAGATATTTGCGGCTCTTTAAAAATTAGTCGAAATAATATAAGAAAATGGTTGAGAACGCCAGTTTCGTTGGGGGGTGCAGGTTATGATATGTTTGATTTCTCAAGTGATTGGATATCAATAAAGAATATTAAGATTAAGAATGAATACAAGGTTAAAGGAGAATTGATCGGGTTATCAGATATAGCAAAATCAATAAACTTGACTTTAACTACAAGTGAGATAGACAAAGTGGCTAATTCTCTAGTTACTGTGAAACAGCAAGACGAGATAAAAACGAGACTTGAGATATTAGAAGTAAATAGAAAAGATAACATACCAGTAATACCAAGCGACGGTTTATTATACGACAATATACCTAAGTGGAAGTCAAAGGTACCTAATCTAGTTAGGCAGATATTAATTTCAAGATGTAAAAATAGAGATGATTTTAAATTACTGGCTCACAATTTAAAAGAAACGTCGCAAATTACGTTACTCAGATTATGCAGTAATGCATCATTAGTTGTCATTAAGGAATGGCTACAAGAAGGCTACGATATAAAAATACCGAGATTGAAAAATATTTCGGGTGATTTTTTGAGTGGCTATTTTAAGTTATACTCAGTTTGGATCAAAAGAGCTTTAGGTATGAGAAAATTAACACAGGCTTTAATAAGAAAAGTTATGTTAGGTATAGAGATAAAGTTAGCAAATAATTATAAATTAAAGAGTGATATTGTATCATTAGGTATGAACTATACTGCAATAACAATAACAGGATAGTGTGAGCAGATAAAGATTTTATTGAATAGATAATATAAGAGATAATGCGTGACTAATTAAGAGTTACGTAAAGAGAACAGTAGCGGC